CGTCGCCCTCGCGCTGACGGGCCAAAATAGCCCTTCCAGACCGCTCATTTGACGTCATTCCGAGGCTGGCGTTGTACTGCCCTGTAGCCGCTTTGATGTCCTCAGAAGCCCCCATTTTGGCCTGAATTAGGCCAGTTTGGGCCATCGGAGGCTGCGCCCGCTGCGGCAACGGCAAAATATTGCCCGCTCCGTCGGTCACATCAGGGTTTACCTCAAGATAGGGGTAGTTCTGCGTGTTGGCAGTTTTCCACTTCTCTTCGTAACCCTCAAACTGACCGCCGTAGCCAATAAACGGTGCTTTGGGCGCAAGCGCCAGCATCTCAGCTTCCTGGCTTACCCAGTAGTTGTACATCCGCTGGGCGTCTTTGGCGTTCCTGACCAGCCCAGAAATCTCAAGCTGACCCTCAATCGACCACTCGTTACCGATCACGCGGATAACGGGAATGTACGCACCCGCCCACTCGCGTTCTTCGATGATCTCGTAGCCGTTGGTTTTGCACCATTTGATGCGTTTAGCCTGCAATTTGCGTTGACGGGTCGGTTTTAGGCCCATTTGACGCAGCATTTTGTCCTGTGGCGTGCCTTGGTAGGTCGTCGTGCCGTCAGGGTACAAATTAAGCGTTTCTGCCTTGTAATCGCAGTAGAAATACTCTGCAATCCGCACCGTTGTCTCAGACAGCCATTGTGACAGCGCTTGGTCGCCCACGCCTTGCACCATGATCGAGCTGACCGGCATGGCGTTGGGGTACAACCGCTCGTAATCAGCTTTTAGAATGTCTTCGGTAATAAAGCACCACTCCGCATCCGCACCGCACGGGTCTTGGATCGTCGGGTCCATGTAGACCGAGAAGCTGTTGCGGATACGACCGATCTTGATGTCCTGATCAAAGCTCGTCTCGTCGCAATATTCGGTCAGAATCCGAATGTAGCCCTCGCCGTACGTCACCTGGTTGTCGCAGGCGGTGTCGTACGCCACGTCCGCGTCCGACATGTACTCGATATGACGGATCATGCCGTCAAAGATCTCTGCAACTTCGATGTCCGCGTCGTCATCGACCGGGATGACGTTGGGCGACGGCCGGTTTTGCCGCTGCTCGTTGGTCACCTGCCGCACGTGCTGCGGCAGCTTGTTGATCGTCAGGCACGGCCGCGCGTTGATGGTTTGGCCTTGCACAGACCCTCGTACTGACAGCACATCCGCTGGCCACTGATAGTGGTTGTCGGACGAGCCTGCCATAAACCGCAGGTCGTCCAACTGATCTTCTCGCGTGTCGCTGTACGCGGCCACCGCCATCTTGAAGCGGCTGCGCATCTGCGACAGCTTATGCGCAGTGTCCTTGTCCGGCGCGCCGCCTACATCCGAGACTTCTGCCGCGCCAATGATGCCTGTCGGGTCGTAGGCCATTATTTCTTCTTGGCGGCTTGCCGTTTGGTGGAGTACGCGACCGCCAAAGCCTGTTTTACAGGCTTACCGGCCTTGACTTCAGCCGCTACGTTCTTGCGGAAGGCGGCTTTGCTGGGCGACTTGACAAGTGGCATGGCTATTTCTTTTTGGCTGTCTTAGCGCTCTCTTTGAACGCTTTGGCGGTGGGTGCGCCGGGTGCGCCAGGTTTGCGCATCTTTTCGCCCGATCCGGCTTTGATGCGCTCGCGTTTGGCGTTGATGTTACTGTAAAGACCTGGTTTCATATCAGCACTTCCATCGTTTGAGCGCCGCTTTGGCGCGTTCGCCATCTTTGGCCTTGGCGGCTACCCCGCCCATACGCGCGCAAAATGACGCTTTGCGCCCTTTGTCTGCTTCTGTCTTGGGATTAGGCGCAGGCGCTTTCAAATTGCTTCCTGTGGCTCGGTTGTATTTTTCACGCCCCTTGGCCGTCAGCCCAGCGCCTTTGCTGACGGGCAGCTTCTCGCCGCGCCCGACCGACAGGCTGACAGACTTCTTGCTCATGCGCCCATCCAGCCGGTTGCGCCTGCGGTGCGGTCGCTGTAGTGGCGACGGGGCATGGCTGCGCGGGGTTCGCGGGAGGCGACTGGAAATGCGAACGTCACCGCGATCGCATCGGCGGCGTCAGGAGAAGCTAGACCCCTGGCTTTCATATCCTTCTTGCTCTCCAAGAAGATCGTACCGCTTGAGTCGGGTTTGGTCTTAGGCCCGGTCAGATCCGCCTTCAGTTGCCTGTCTGGCGCAATTGACGCAGTTCTTAACCAGTCCCGCAGCGCACCCCACAGCTCAGCGCGCTTGTTACCCCACATCACTTGGTTTTTGGCTTTCCAGCCAAAGTTGACCCCACGCACCTTATACCGCTGTTCGACCAGCCGGTCAAGTATGCCGTACCCCAACCCACCCTCGTCAATCACCGTCAGCGTCGGTTTGTATTCCTCGATCGCGTCGATGACGTGCCCCACAGTCGTCATCGTATCATCACCCCGGTACCGCTTAATCGCGATGATGTCACGCCCTTGGCGCACCGCAATGACCGTCGAGTCACCGCCCGACCTGGCTGGGTCGATGCCGATCACAATTGGCGCTGTCTCGTCTTTGTGCTTGGGTCGGCCAAACGCCTGATCGACCAACGCGGGTCCGATGAACTGGTCGTCACCTGCGCTGGGGAATTCGCCGTACACCTCGACCTTGGCCTGTATCGAGTCTTCGCCGTACTCCGCGATGATCTGCTCGTAGACCTGTTTGTCGGTGTCCTCAACGTCGCGGGCGTCGATGTTCTCTGTCGACCAAAAGTCGCGCTTGGAGTTGAAGCACTCAAAGAAGTAGCCTTGGTTGCGGCGCGGATTGGAGAAAGCAAACCAGAACCTGTGCGGCGTGTTTTCGGTAAAGAAGCCAGCGGCCACCTGCCAGATTGAGTCTGGAATACCTGACGCCTCATCGAAGATCAAACACACGCCGTCCAGGTTGTGCAGACCGGCGTAAGCGTCCGGGTTCTCTTCCGACCACAGACGCCCCTCAATCGACCAGAAGCGCGTGCCTTTCTTCAAGTCCCGTTCGACGATCTCCGCCAGCCACTTAGCCGGCGCGACCTTGGTTGCGCTGATCTCAAACCAATGGCTGTTAATCATCATCGCCAGCCACTTGGTGATCTCTGACCAGGTGATACTGCGGAGCTGCGCCTCACTGTTGGCTGACACGATCGTCGTCGAGCCTATGCGCGTTGAGAGCATCCACAGCACGAGCCAACTGACTAGCGCAGACTTACCGATTCCCCGGCCTGACGCTACCGCAGACCGCAAGACGTTGTAATCAACCCGCCCACTGTTGTCTTTGATGTGCTGCGTAATCTTCCGCAACACCTGACGCTGCCACTTGCGCGGGCCTTTGTAGTTGGCCAGTGGCGTGCCGTGTTGCCCCCACGGGAACGCAAAGTTTACAAACGCTTCCGGGTCGTCTTTGATGCGCGGCTGCCAAAGCCGCGTCATCAAGAGCATTTCATCAGAGGCGTTGTAGATCGGCTGCTGCAAGTGTTGGCTCCAGTCGCTCTGTTACCTGCACGTCGATGACGCGCTGCTCTGCTTTCTCAAGCGCCGATATTACGCTGATCTGCTGCGCTACGTCGATCTGCACTTGTTGCTTGGCGACCCAATCGTGGCGATGGCGCAGGATCTCTAGCGCCGCTTTGGTGTCGCCTGACATAGCTGCGTCCATCATCACAGCCGCAAGCGCCCCTTCTGCGTCAGCGCGCCCCTTCTGCTCTGCCATCTCGGCAATCGGGTCCATCTCGCACAGACGCCGATACTCGGTCGGCAACATGCCAGCCTTCAACGCCAGCGAGTCACCTTTTAGACCCAACTTGGCAGCCTCGTAGATGCGCTGCAAGCGCGCCTCGGTCGCCTCTAGTTTGCGCGCGGTGAGCGGCAAGGATTGGAAGGTCATAGCCAGATGATGTGCTGCAAATAGTGTTGCAAGTAATTATAGCATTTTGCAAAAAAATTTGTGCGACCCCTCCGTTTTTGACCGGTCCGGTCGCCGGCCCCCACCGGGGGCTTTCGCCACGCGGCCCCGATCCGTCAGCCGTCAGCCGTCAGCCGTCAGCCGTCAGCCGTCAGCCCGCCCGCCCGCCAGCCCGCCCGCCCGCCCGCCCGCCCGCCCGCCCGCCCGCCCGCCCGCCCGCCCGCCCGCCCGCCTGCCGTGCGCCCTGGGTGCGCGGTCGATGGGTCAAATGGGTCATGGGTGTCGGGTATCGGTCATCGCGTTTGATGGGTCAAATGGGTCATGACCCTTCAAGGTTGAATCGGTAATGGGTCAAATGGGTCATGACCCTTTGAGTTGCAACTTGCGTTTACGCTGGCCAAACAGGGTCGGCATGGGTCAAATGGGTCAATGGGTCATGACATTTTTTTTGGCGCCAGCGTTTGCAGGCGCGTCCCCAGCGGTCTAGCCATTACCGTTTCACCTATAAAACAAAATCATTTTTTGGTTAAAAGTTATAAACCAATAACCCATTTGACCCATTGCCCTATGAAAATCGGCGCGGACGCCATGACCCCTAATAGACCCAGCGCGACCCATCGCGCGATGGGTCATGCAAAAGCGCTTGACACTGCCACAAATGTTGTGGCAAGATGCTGTTCATGCGCTGCGCACCGCAGCGCGCAACCAGGAGCCGACGACATGACCAAACACCAAACCACTACCGTCAACACCACACTGGCGCGCCTGCCGATCCTTGGCGCCGACTATGCCGCGCGCGTGCTGTCCGCCCTTCATCGTTCCGCCATGCGCGCCACGCAGCAACGCGAGATTGCCGCGATCGCCGCCGCGCACGGGCTGACCCGCTCGCCTAATTGGATTGTTTAACTAACCCGCGCGCCTACGGGCGCGCTTTTAACCCTTGGAGACACTGCAATGAAAATCACCATCGATCATTCCATCATCAAAGCCCTTCTCATCTGCGCCGCTAAACAGGACATTCGTTATTACTTGAAAGGCATATCTGTCGACGCGCGCGCCAATGGCGACGTCGTGCTAGTCGCCACCGACGGCCACCGTCTACTTGCCTACCCTGTCGCTGTCGACAATATCGAAGCACTCGCGCCCGGCGAATACGTCATTCCGCGAGAGACGCTTGAGGCAGTCAAACCCGCGAAAGCCGGGCGGACTGTGCTACCTATTCAGATTGACATTGTGACGGCGCCCGATACCCGTCACCCGGAAGATGCTGAAGTCATCATTAAGGGCAAAACCAGTATCACCGTCACGGGCGCCACCAGCGCCGTCACGGCGCCGATTGACGGGAAGTTTCCTGACTGGCGCCGGATTGTCCCGGCGTCAACATCCGGCGAGATTGCCCAGTTCAATGCCGACTATGTTGCTGGGTTTGGTGACGTTTGCAAGTTGCTGGGCGGGTCATATGGTCCCTTCATCAATCACAATGGCAGCGCGCCGTCCGTCGTCACCAATCTACCCGGCGCGCTCGGTTTGATCATGCCCTTGCGCCTTGACGGTGACGAATTGAAGTACACGGGCAAACCCGCGTTCGCAGTCTGACACTGACCCGCGCGCCTCACGTCGAGGCGCGCCTCTTTCGGAGATACTGACATGGCCTACTTTTTCATCGAAATCACCGATACTTTCGGCGGTGAAGCGAATTACTCATGGGTCACGCGCCACAAGGTGCGCGCCACGTCCGAGCGCGGCGCGCTAATCCGCGTCAACCGTGATTCGGGGCTCAGCTTCCGTTCGGTTGGTGGCGGCCGATACGATTCGCGCTCTGGCGCGACGTGTTGTTTCATCGATCATTGGGATGACGACACTCATCCTCAGTATTTGCATGTCCAGACTGAACTTGCCTGACCGTTAACTAACCCGCGCGCCTACGGGCGCGCTCACTATCTTAAAGGAGCCGACAATGGACCGTTCGCAACTCATCCAAGCCTTGCACGCCTTCATCGAATCACGCCCCGGATTCGATCCGGCAAACTACGCTGGCGCGCCCGAGGCATACCGCGCAGACTCTCGCCGCGCCTTGCGCCATCTTCATGATGCCCGCGCTATGCTGAAAGCGATCGGCTGGCGCGACAGTATCGGCGCCGACGATATCGTGCGCGCTAAGCACCATCGAATCGATTTCGTGCCAGCTGGAAACGTGGTGCGTGTCGACTACACCACGGGCCAGTATTACCCGATCGAGTACCGCGCAGCGGCATGCGCCACGCTCGCCGCGACTCTGTGGCACTACTTCCGCGAAAAGTGCGGCGCTAAGACCGTCGACGATATTCAGCGCATGGCGCGCCTGGGACTCGGGCGCTCGATCGCTGGCCGCTGGTTTCATTGAGGAGCGCGCATTATGACACTACACGACGCAATCACCTTTGTTCGCGCCGCTAAGGCAACCGGCGAGATTATCGATTATTGGACCCGTCGCGGCGCTGACGGCAGCTTGTCCCTATACGTTCGCCTTGAGTGCGGCGTGGACCCGGACCCGTGGTGGACAGATCAAGATGAACCCGCCTCGGACCCGTATTGCTCAGCCCGTGGAGGATTTTAACTATGCCCTCAAACCTCATTGAATGGACCATATTCATCAGCGCCGGTATCGCGCTTGGGCTTGTACTCTTTTTTGGATTGTCATCATGAAACGACACTACGGTGAAACCAAAGCGCAACGCCAAGCGGACTATTGCGCGCGATTCTCGGACCTTTTCTTGACCCGCGCGCCCCAGCTATCGGGGCGCATAGAATGGCCGGCGGTCCTTCACTATTACCATTCCGGCGCGCCAGTGACCGACGCGGTTGACCAATATTGCATGGCCCGCAACATCCTATGACCGCAGCAATCCTAGTCGGTCTGCTAGTCGCGGTGCTGGCCGTCGCGCTCAGACTCTAACCTTTCCCGCAAACAACAAGGGCGCCCGTAGGCGCCCTTTTTTATTTGACCGCTCGCAACATAGTCCCGCCGCCGCTCGCGTCTAACATGCGCCGAATCTCGGATTTATTGCCTCGGACCTTATCGAGCACGTCCGGCGCCGCGTAGACGTGGACCTTGTTCCCATTGTCCGCCGTTTTGACCCGCCCAAGATCGATCCAGCCTGCCTCGCGCAGCGCGTGAAACAGCGCGTAAACGCTGCACTTGGTCCCAGCGGGCATCGAGGCCTGCAATCGGTCAACCAGCGCTTGCCATGGCCCCTGCGCGGCGCCTAGTGCGAATTCGCCGCGACGCTGGCGCATCATTTCGACCAATGCCGATTCAACCGCTGAAAGGCCCGCCGCCAGCATGATCGCTTTCGCCTCGGTCATCGGGGGCGCGCCGCCAGGCGCGAAAGCGCTCACGTCACGCGCACGCAACCAGCCCGCGCCCGCGTCCCGTCCGCCGCCGGTCTTTAGCCAATCCCAGATTTCGTCGCCCTCTCTGATCGTCAACGGCTTCGCGTCCGACCAGAGTACGTACCAGCGGCGATCGTCCGACGGTAGCGTTATCGCCATGCGCTCATTTGAGAATGCGACCACGGACAGGCGATTCAACGCATCGAACGGGTGCAATCCCTTCCGATTGACCGGAATCAATTCCGGTGGCGCCGCCAGCAAGGGTTTCAGTCGGTTTTCGAGCGCGCGCCGATCGTGCGCTTCCGCTTGGCGCAGTTCATTGATGACCAGCACCTCGGACATCAGCGAGTAGCCCCATTGGCTATTCAATTCCTCATTCTTGACCAGCGCAATATTTTCCTTCGATAGCCCGCCGACCGCATACAGGAACGGCTCGAAAATCGTATCCTTCCCGATGCCATGCGACCCGCCCAATAGAATCCCGTGATTGATCTTTTGCTCGGGGTGCTGGACCTTGTACGCCATCCAGTCGAGCAGGTGCTCGCGCTCGTTCGCGTCCGGTAACAGGCGCTCTACCAAATCCAGCCATCGGGTCGGATCGCCCCCGCCTGACGTCGGTCGCGCATTGCGCCAAAGGTTCGCGTAAACGTCCCCAGCGCGCGACACCAGCACCGACTCACCAGGCGCATAGGTGACCCCTTGCAGCACCTTGGCACCCATCGCCTGACGGTTCTCGTCAAACGATATGCTCGCCTCGACCCGACGCTTTTTCGCGCCTGTCGCATGGACCGACCAGCATGTGACATGGCGATAGATCGCGTTGAAATTACCGCGCGAATACTGCCGACGGTCGACCAGATCGAAATATCCATCGTCCGCATGCAGGTACGCGAACCGTTCAAACCATTCCGCCCGCTCGGCTCGACCGGCCTCGCGGCGCTCGACCTCGGCCACGACCGCAGCCGCAGCGTCCGGGTAATCTTCGGTCGGCGTCAGGCGCGACATGACCTCGGACATGCGCTGCGTCAGCAGCTCGTCGCGCAGCCCCGGCGTATGCTTCGGTCCGCCCTGCTCAGCGACCCACGCGAGGAACCGGGCGCTGTCCCAATCGCCACAATGGCCGTGATAACAACAATACGCGCGCGTGAGGCCCAGATACCGGCCCTCGGGGTTCCCGTCGCTGTGGTCGGCGCTGTTCGGGCAAACAACCCCAGCCCAGCCCTCCGGGTTCGGACGCGACAGCACCAGACCCTGCGCCGACAGCCACGCGAGCACGTCATCAGCCCCATCGTCCGACAGGCGCACGGGCCGCACGCCCGCGCTGTCATCCGGGCCGGGGTCGACACCCAGCGCGGCGCAGAGGTCCGGCAGCTTGTACGCCCGCTCGGGATGGAACTCGACGAGACGCGCTTGAAAGCCGCCCTTGTCCGGCTTCAGGTTGACCGAGCCCGGCAAGCGGAAGTTGCGGACAGGATTGATCGCGCCAGGGTCCGAGTAGCCTGCTTCGGCGATCGCGCGGATAGCGGCGCTGTAAGCCGCTTTAGTCGGTTGGTCCTCGGGGTCAAAGGCATAGCCCCACTGATACGACCCGGCCGACGTTTCCATGACCCACGTCGGCGGGACAGGCGAGGTGCGCGGTGCCTTGGTGGGCTCGCCCACATCGTCCAGCACCATCACCAGCACATAGTCGACATTCGCCGCGCTCGCGGACGGGCGACCCTGCTCGAACCGATCGATGACAAACGACCCGGTATTGCCGTACCAGGCGCCCTCGCGCACCCGCGACAGGTCCGGCAACGATGCCGGCCATGACGCCTTCAGCGCGCCGTCAGCGTGGTACTGCAATTCGCCATTCGCGTCACGGCGTGGCTTCTGGCGCACAAATAACGCTGTCTCGCCCTCTGGTGCGAGGTCGATGATATACTGCTCGAAATTCATAGCTTCTCCTGCGCCCGCCTGCCAGCGGGCGTTTTTATTTGCCGTATCGGGCCATGATTTTGGCCTCAACGGCGAGCGGCAGCCCCACCGCCCATGCCGGCGGGGTCACCATGATACGCTCAAGCTCGGCCCGCACCCGTTCAGGTTCAGCCGTCTCGATAACGATCTCGTCATGCACTGTCGTCACGGCCTTCAGGCCCGCCTTATCGGCCTCACGCAGCGCGTACCGCAATAGACAGTGAGCACTTGCCTGCGTCACATTCTCGCAAGCGAGCCCGCCCCATAAGCGCGCACGCGGCCACTCGGTCGCGTCAGCCGCCGGCTTCCAGCTTGCCTTCGCATAAGTCAAATGCTCGCCCTCGAACTTGGCAAACGGATAGCAGAGCACGCGCCCGCTGGGCAGCATGTACCAGAGGTGCTGTTTGTCATAGAAATACGTCACGCGACCGGCGTTGAACTCATGGCCGGGGTGACGCATCGCGCTCATGTACGCGCGCTCAAGGTCTTGCCAGAACATCACGGCCCACGGGTTCGCGCGGCGCCAAGCGTCGACGATCCGACGGGCTTGCGCCTCCTCAAACCGCACGCCATAGCCCCGACCCATCGCAGCGAACGCGCCGGTGCTACCGCCGAAGCCTAGCGCCAGCTCTTGCACCTTGCCGACTTGGCGCTGCTCGTCGGTGACGTCCTCATACCGCACGCCATAGGTGGCCGCCGCGTTGACCTTGTACGGGTCAAGGCGCTGGCGAAAGATGTCCAACTTCGCTTCAGCGCCACATAGCCACGGGTTGACCCGGCCCTCGATCGCGCTCCAGTCGGCGACCACAAACGAATGATCGGCCACCAGCGCCGGGCGCAGCATCGACTTCAGGGCGTCAGTGACCCGCTTTCCGAACCGAGGCACGACAGCGTGGCCTCGAACGAGGGCGTGTCGAAGTTCAGTGGGCTCTTTGGCGGATTTTCGTGGAAAGTTGTGGACCTGCGCGCCATAACTCGCAGCGCGGCCTGTCGCTGCGCCTCCAGCAAATACAAATGCGCCTCGCACGCGCTGATCTTCATCATCAGCCAGCGCCGCGAGGCGGCCAAACTTCGCAGTGCTCGACGCCCAGAGGTCGTCTGCGCATTGGATGACCTCGGCAACAGCGGGCGGTACCTCATCGGGATTCTCCATCGCCAACAAATTGGCGCGCACGGTCTTGTCAATCGAGTCTTTGTCTTTCGAGCGCGCGAGCTTCCGGGCCTCTGGCCCCAGCCGCTCTAGCACCCAGGCGCGCATCTTAGGCGATCGCACGGACGTCACCGCGCCTTCGGTCAGTTCGACAACGCGCGCCTCGATCTCGACGCGCTCAGCCTCGCTGTAGCGCATGGCCGCAAGGCACAGGTCAACATCGACCTTGACGCCCCGGTCGTTGATGCGCTCGTTGACGTGGTAGTCGGCCAGCTCTTCAGGCGACAGGTCACGCAAGCTCTTACTGATCGCGCGCATGGCGCGGACGTCCTGCTTGCAATACTCGAAGAGCGCGGCCAAGTCGTCAGCGGTATGCTTGAACGGTGGCAGGCAGCACTTCCGCACAAGCGCAGCGCCCTTGTGGTCTTTCTTCATGCTGGCGCCCGCAAACCGCCCGACGTCCTCAAGGCTACCAGGCGCACAGTTCGACCGCGCTTGTGCTGCGGTGCAGTAGAACTGCTCCAGCGCAGGCTCTGGCAGGTCAAGATCGGGGCAGAGGACGTACCAGAGAATCAGGCGCTCGAATGCCGCATTGTGCGCGCGTATCTGGTGCGACAGAATCTCACGCGGGAACGGCTGGTCAGGCGTCCAGAGCTCGACCTCGCCATCATCGATCGCATACGCCATGCAAAGCACCTGCGTCGACGGGTGACGAGCGTAGTTGTACGGGCCGCGCGCGGGCAGGTCACACTCGCTGCGCGTCTCGAAGTCAATGAAAGCGATCATGCCAGTGCTGCGACAAATCGTAGTTCGTCAAAATTGAAGCGGCTTTCGTAAACAAGTCAACGGTCCACAGTTCAACAGACCAACTCCGCGCGTCCATCTCGTACCATAGGTTGACAATCAAGAACATCTTATTGCTGTCGGTGTACGAGTGCCCATCAACTTCTAGCAATCTGACGGTGCTAATCAAAGAATCAATTTGAAACGCATCCGGTACAAAACCCAACGCGGGGACAGGTTCTACCTCATCTTTTTCAAGCGCAGCGTTTAACTGTTTGCGCAGCCCGACGCGCTGCCATGCCGGATAGTCGGCTAGAAAGCTAGCCACCATCTGATTGTGCTTTGTCATACCCATTGCGCCGCCATCGCGTCAGCGATGCCTTGATAGGTGGCGCTGCGAATCTTCCAACGGTCTGCGCTTGGTGGCAGACGGTTCTGGCCGCTATCGGTCTGATTACCCCAGCGCTTGCGCCCGTTGACGATGCGCGGCTCGACAATCTTGGTGGCGTGCAGCAGTGGCAGGTTCTTCAGCCACAGACACGTCTTCTTGCTGGCGTCATGGCCAAACTGCCATGGCTGCACGATTTGGTCAGGCTTGCGGATGCGGCTGCTGATGACGCTTACCGGGTTCTCGATGGCGATGCCCTCAATCGGCGCGTCCATCAGCGCACGCACAAATCCAAGCGCGTCCTCGGTCAGTTTCGGGTCGCGCAACCCTCGACGCGTCCAGTGCATACCGCTCACCGATAGATAGGTGCATGGCGGATGCGCAATCATCAGATCCCAACCGTGGTCAAGCACGTCACGCACGTCACCTTGGTAATGGTCGCCCGAGGCGGTCGATTCGCACGGAAGCAGGTCGCACGACAGCGCGTAATGACCGGCGCGAAGGAATGCGTCGCGCACGACGCCGCTGTACTCACACGCAACAAGAACTTTCATATTTCACCTTAGTGTATTGAATGCCCGTCTTTCCGGGCTGTCAGCAGACTCACGGTGCGGAGGAGACAGACAGTGGCACCGCGCCTGCTGCCGGTGTTAGACGCCACCGCCGGCTGGGCGTCACCACATCAAGCTGCTGCGCGACGACGACGGCGGGGCTGTGCGCCCGCTTCAGCTTCAGGCGCGGCCTCTTCGCCGTCCATCGACACCCACTCGACGATCTCAAACACGGGCGTGTAGATGCGACCGTACGACTTATGCTGATAGTGATCCTTGCCTAGCGTCACGATCGGCACGGGGCGCTCTGGATCCTTCTCCACCTGCGCCGCGATCGCCACGGCAAGCGTCTGCACGGCGCGCTTGCCGCCCACTGACGTCGTGGTGTAGCGGCACTCAAGGCCTGCGTCCTCGCCAGTCAGGCACTTCAACATCAGCCCTACCTGCTGCTCCCAGCCCTTCTTCGCGCTTGGGGGCGCGGCGTCAAGCTCTGGCAACGGTTGGGTCACAGACGACATCTTCTCGGCCAGCACCTCACCGTCGCCCCACGCGATAAAGCCGTGGACAAACGAGAAGGGGTTGACCGCCCAGCGGGCGTCATCTTCAGCTTCGGTCTGATCAGCGCCATAGACCCAATGCCCCGTCTTGTCCATCTTGATGATGGCAGACGACATAGGCGCTACGGTTTCCAGCGTGCGAAGGCTGGTGGCGAGCGTTTGAACAGCGGGAAGACCAGCTTGTGCGAACTTTACGAGATTTGACATGATTTTCACCCTAGTTTAGAAAGGGCCGACACAAGCGTCGACCCGATTGTGACCGCCGCAGGGCGGCTGTCAGCCTCCTCTGCAATGGTCAACCCTGATGATACCTGAGAGGTTAGCCCCTCCGGTAACTTTGTCTTCAACGCCTTCTCGGCCTGCGCAGGCGACACGATCTCGGTAAAGCTGACGTCCGGCGCCAGCGCAGTCAACGCAGCCAGCGCGGCCTTCTTGTCCGCCCACGTCCGATGGGCGCGCTTGTTCACGAGCTTCCAGCCTGGCACAGGCCGACCGGCCTCAAGCGCCTGTTGCGTGAGCTTGCGCACATCCGAGGCCCAGTCTTCCAGATTCTGCGCGACGTCCATCCAGTGGCCAATCTGCTCCGGCCCAATGCTGTCGATGGCCACTAGCACCGCCCGCTCGGCAGCGCCGGTCTTCTTCGGGCAGATGGCCTTTGCTGGGCAAAAGCGGCAGTGCTCGCCCTCGACAATCGGCGCGTCGGGCTCTTGCGCGAGCTTAACCGCGCGTTTGAGATCCGCGCTGAAGTCATGCAAACGCCGGATGTCGATCATCCAGCGTCGGATGTACGGCGGCTGGATGATGACAAGCTCGACGTCGGTGCGGCCTTGCATCGACCAGTGGCCGCTCTCAAGCGCCGCAGCGGCGTAGAACATTAGCTGGGCGTTCTCTTCGGCGTCGACCTGATAGTTGTCGCCGAACTTGAAGTCCATAACGAAGCCCTTGGTCTTGCTCAAGCACCCGATCACGTCAGCGGTGCCAAAGATCGTCTTGTCCCACGGAAACGCTACACGCGCTTCAACGTCGAACAGCGCTTCGGCCTTGGGGTCGAACTTGTCGTCGAACAGATCAAGCGCGTCCAGCACCTTCTCGTCGTCAATCGAGCGCGAGTCGATCCGCTCGTTCAACACTTCAGCCACCAGCTCATGCAGGCGCGTGCCCTCCCGCATGGCGTCATTCTCGACCTGCGGCGGCATCGTGGCGCTAAGCGCCACACTGCCGGGGCAGTTGATCACGCGCTCGGCGGTCGAGCCGCCTACGATTTTAGAATGGCTCATGGGTTCCTCGCATCAACGCGACCGCTCGTGCCGCGCGACCACAAGAATTCGACGCGAGGAACCGCACCCATCAGCATCAGCTCTTCAGCCGAGTAGCGCGTCACGTTGTGGCGCGGGTAACCGGGGCCGACGTAGATGTCGCTGTTTCGGTAGTGCGGCACGTAGACGATACCGCGCAGTTCATACGCGGCCTGCTCGTATAGCGAGACTTGTTTGTTCTGGTCCATCAAGTTCACTTCAATCTCCTAGAGTTGACTAACGGAAACCGCATGGTATACCATTGCTTTGAAGTTTGCAACGGTCTAAACTTTGAAACATGCGGGAGATCAAAAATTTTAGAGCGCGACATAGAGAGATACCTGGTGCGCCGGGTGAAGGACATCGGTGGCGTGGCCTACAAGTTTGTCTCGCCCTCGAACCGTGGCGTGGCGGACAGGCTGGTGGTGCTGCCGCAGGGCGTGGTGTGGTTTGTCGAGGTGAAGAAAGACGGCGGTCGCCTGTCGACGCTCCAGAACATCTTCATCGCAGAGATGCAAAGACTACAGCAGAACGTGCGTGTGGTCTGGTCAAAGGAAGACGTGGACGATCTTATCAAGGAGATGCAATCGTGAGCTACGAAGAACAGCGAGCAATTTTAATTCAGTATTTGCAAGTGATGATCGCACGGTGCGACTGGCATGGTGTTGCGGACGTGGCGATGGACCTGCGCGAGATGGAAGCCGAACAACGGGGTGCGAAATGAGCAATATTACGTTTAGGAACGAAGTTGGGCCGGGAGTTGAGGTTCTAAGGATTGCCAAAGAAGGCATTTGGGCGAACCCTGATGTGCCGGTGGATCAGGCGGCTCATGCTGTTCTTGCGGCGGTTGAAAGCAACATCAAGGAACTGGTAAAGAAAGCGGTAGAAGCCGAGCGTGAGGCGTGTGCGAAGGTGTGCGAGAGCTATGGCCCAGCTCGCGTGTTGAGCGGTGAAGATTGCGCTGCGGCCATCCGAGCAAGAGGTGAGGGATGAACCGAGACGAGATCTTACGGATGGCGCTGGATGCCGGAGCGTTCTGGGAGCTATCGGAGACGCCAGAAAAAGATGTAGCCTTTCTGATGCGCTTTGCAGAGCGTGCCATCCGCGCTGCCATCGAGCAGGCTGAGAAGCCGGTGGCGTATTTGGTCGAGTATTTGAACGGCGAAAAGGAAGTTCGTTTCCAGCCTAACGGCTGGGGCGACAAGGTGACTCCGCTCTACACCGCACCGCGCCAATGGGTCGAGCTTACAGACGACGAGGCGCGTGCGCTGGTTAATCGAGTGACTTTCGGCGACAAAACAAACTGGCAGGCGTTGGTTTACATGATCGATGCAAAGCTAAAAGAAAAAAATGCGGCTTAGACCCTACCAAGACGAGGCCGCAGACTTCCTGTTCGCCAACGACCGCGCGATGATTCTCGCGTGGGTCGGTGCGGGCAAGACAGCGACCGCGCTCACGGCTATGAAGGCGATGCTCGACGAGCGGCACGCCAAGCGCTTCCTTGTGCTCGCGCCGCTGCGGGTCGCGCAGTCGGTCTGGCCGGCGGAAGCCGCGCTCTGGGCGCCAGGTCTTGAGATCGCAGTGGCCGTCGGCTCGCCCGCCCAACGGGCGCGAGCGCTTGCGTCCAGCGCGCCAGTGGTTGTCACCAACTACGACAACCTGCTGTGGCTGTCGGAGCAAAAGCTCAACTTCGATGCGGTCGTGTTCGACGAGCTGACACGGCTCAAGAACCCGTCAGGCAAACGGTTCAAGGCGCTGCACAAGGTCATCGAGCCCATGCAGATCCGCTGGGGGCTGACCGGCAGCTTCACCAGCAACGGCCTCGAAGACGTCTTCGGTCAGTGCAAGATCGTCGACCAGCAGATGCTGGGCCGCAGCAAGGGCGCCTTCTTGCAGCAATACTTTCACTGCGTCAACCGTGACTTCGGCGACTACGTGCCGCTACCAGGCGCGCTTGAGGCGGTCATGCAGCGCATCCGTCCGTGGACGTACGTGCTGGAGTCGCACGAGTACCGCGACACGCTACCGCCGCTGCACACGTTACCGATCAAGCTCCAGATGCCTATGGAGCCCTACAAGACGTTGAAACGCGAGATGGCGCTCATCTACCCCAACGCCGAGGTCATCGCCGCCAACGCCGCGGCGGTGACGTCCAAGCTCCAACAGATGAGCGCTGGGTTTGTCTACGACACGGCCCGACAAACCGTCTGGCTATCTGACCACAAGCTCGATGCGGTTGCGGACCTGCACGCCGAGAACCAGCGCGCGCCGATGCTGGTCTGGTATCAGTTCAAGGCAGAGCTGGCGGGGCTACAGGCGCGCTTCCCGCGTTTGCAGACGCTGGTCAACGACGACTCGATTGCGCGGTGGAACGCGGGGCAGATCGAGATGCTGGCGGTTCACCCTGCGTCAGCAGGCCACGGGCTCAACCTGCAAGGGCAATCGCGCATGGTGTGGATGTCGCTCCCGTGGTCGCTGGAGCTTTACGAACAAGCGGTCGGTCGGCTGCACCGAGGCGGCCAGCGCCATGACGTGCTGAACTATGTGCTCACGACCGAGGGCACGGTGGATGAAACGATTTGGAAGGCTTTACATGAGAAACGAGAGGTATCTGATATGGCACTAGAGGCGCTCAAATGAACCGATGGACTGAACAGCTAAAGGCCGCTCGGGCCGAGGCGCGCATACGGCAGCGGGAGTTCAACGCCGCCCAACGCGCGCTCAACCGGGTGCTTGCGGAGATTGCAAAACTGGAGAAACGAATTGAACTGGCGCGAACTACAACGAAGGCTTAATCAACTAACGGAGAGCGAACTATGGCAATTGATCGAAGCGGAACTGGCAGGCAAGAAGCGCGTATCTTTGATCGAGCGGATGCATATGCGGGCGGCAGCATTACGCACTACCCGAGAGAGGCTGGATCTCTTGAGACGTGCGACGCAATCTACGCCGTAGGCGTGGCGACCGACGTGCAGAAGACGTGGCGCCGGTACGGTTGGGTGCCACCGTCGGAACTTCCCGAGTACCATGACAAGTGGGCACGCGCCCAACAACCCACACGCATATCGGAGGTCGGACGTGGTTGATTACAGCGAAGGCTATCTAAACTTGAAGCAGATCGTGGACGAGATTTGGGAGGCAATGATGGCCAACGATCCCACTCGCGCACGTGACCTGTGCGCAGCGGTCGTCGTCGAGGCTCGGATGTTGCGCCATCAGATTGGAATCCAGCATGACAGCAGCAATCAAAGTTGAGCGGTACTTGAAGGACCGCAAGACGCCCGTAACGCCCAAGCAGATTGCGGATTACTTTCTCTACAGCCACGCAACCATCAATAAGGCACTCAATGATCTCGAACAAGCAGGCAAAATCGCGCGCACCCAACAGCGCACCTGGCACATCTGTCGCATGGCCGTTCCCTCGCCAGCCGCTCCCGCACCAGCCGAACAGCGTGCCACCTACGACCGACCGATGCTTAACTCGTACCCGCACGCACGCGGATATGATGACTGAACTGGGAGAAGCTAAATGGTAGACATGGTGAACCACCCGCCGCACTACACACGCGGCGGCGTGGAATGCATCGACGCGCTCGCGTCAGCGACCGCAGGGCTGGAAGGGCTTGATGCGGTTTGCACCGCCAACGCCATCAAATACCTGTGGCGCTGGAAACAGAAGAACGGCGTTGAGGACTTGCGGAAGGCTCAGTGGTATATCAGCAAGCTCATTGAGACATCTGTAGTGCCGCAGCCCGACCTTCTTCGACGCGCCGTGCCCAGCCCCGGCCAAACGTGGGCCAAGTGGGTAGCGTCTGAAGATAGACAAGACGATTGTCTTGGAACTTGTTGATGACGTCAGACGCCGGCATGGCAGCGACAGCCTTCAGCGTCATGGGGCCGATCGCGCCGTCCGGCGTTGCACCGATTGCTTCTTGCAAGAGCTTGGCCGCGCGGCCTGGGCCTGAGTTGATGGCGGTATCGAAGACCACGTAGTCGACACCCGCCGGCAGATCGTCGGCGCGCACCTTATCCCAGTAGCGCTCCTTGTAGAGCGGCGCCACGTCGCTGGGCGCAAGCTCCCGCATGTCCTGCTCGGTCACGGGGCGACCGCACCACTTCTCCCACGTCGCCTTGGTGCAGCCCAAGTTGGTGATGCCGCCGGGATCGGACGGATGATTTACGTAGCCGCCCTCGTGATGCAGCACAGCCGCCAGCGCCCGCTCCCAGTTCTCTTTCATTTCTTGCTCTCGATCGTCTCTTGCTTAGCCTTGCTGCCGGCGCTGCTGCCAAAGAAGAAGTTGAGGATTGTGGCCACTACGGTCGCCAAGATGAAGCCCAGCACCGTGTCAGCAAAGCGCACGTTGTCGGTAGGGATCGTCACCATCGTAATCATAAAGATGTAGCTCGCTGCGACCAGCGACCAGAAGGTCGCCAGCACGTAGACAAACGATCGGCTGATGCCGTTGCCGTTGATGAACGCCGCGATCTGCATCGCGCGGGCGTCTGCCGTGTTCTTGTTCGCCTGCTCGACCATGAATTCTTCATGCTGCATCGCGCGCTCGCGCAGGCGCGTGATGTCCTCGGCGTTCATGTCGGGCTTGAGTTCAACACCCGTCTTCTCTTGAACGTAGTCGAGCCCCTTGTCCACGACCGCTTGCGCGACCTTGGGCAGGTTGTTCTGGATGAGGGTAGATACGATACCAGCGACGATGGGTAGCATCAGTAACTAACCTCCGCAAGGGCCAACATCAAGACGGTCATGAGTAAGACGATGATGCCGAAGATGTAGTTCATTTTAGGTGAAACGTAAGATTCTTGTGCCGTGGATAAGTCACCACCTTTTCCCCTTCTGGGCACTTGTACTTGATAGTCGCCAGCAGCGTAGCTTTTCCCGGCGCGGGTGTTTCTCTTAGCGTCAGGTAATAGGTAAAGGTATCAATGTCTGGGCCGGCAGGGCCGGAGAACTTAGGGTTGGACGACACCGCTTCTAAAACTACGCCCTTGCCATCTCTAATCGCCGGGACAAAAGATTCGACTGAGCAGTCATCCCGCTTTTTGATTCTGGCTACCGTTACCGAAATCGGCTCACCAATACTGGCAGGCTCAATCTGGAAGTGTTCCGGTGCCCACTCGATGATGGTTCTATCCACCCAGCCAAACTTGTCGAACAACGTATACCCGCCGCCGAGCGCAGCAATACTAGCCGCCACCGCACCAATTGCTTTATGTAAGTCAATCATTCCGGCCACCGATCCACCATGAACATAGCGATGTGAAAGAGAATCAGCGCGCCTGTGGCCACCACGACGGCGATCAAACCTGCGTCACTTGCGTTCTTGATGAACTTCTTGCGCCGCCTGATCTGTTCGTAAATCATCTTCTCGCGCTGCTCTTTGATGCGCCGCCGCATCTGTACAAATTCAACGTAGCCATCGCGGCCAAGGTGCTGGAGCGGTCCGTAGTGGAACCAGTGGTACAGCGTCTTTTCCATCTCCTTGATCTTGACCTGGGCGGCGTAGGCGTCAAACGCCTCAACGGTGGCTGATTTGGAAAAGGTGAGCTTTTTGAAGAGCGGGGGCTTGGCCTGCTCGCCGTTCATCCACTCTTGCAGGTCACTGACGGCGCCGGCCCACTTGCCAAGCTGGCCAAAGACATCCTCGGCTTCTCGGCCAATCTCAACCGCCTTCTTCAGCCCGTTGAAGACGGCAGTCGCAGTCGCCAACAGACTGATTGGGTCTAGCATCTCACACCTTTAACACGAGCCCCAAGAGCAGCATGATGATCGCGCCCGCAGTGCCGATCAAGATATGCTCCAGCCGCTTGATGCGCAGGATCGTCTCTTTCCATCGTTCCGCGCACACCGCTTCATGCGTTGACAAGCGAGCCTCCACTTCGTTTGCTGATGCCATCATCGAATTCCCATCAAAGCATTACGTTCTTCACGCGCTTCGTTGGTCTGTTGTACCAGCAACGCATTACGCGCGGTGATATCACTAACTAAACGCTCGGCAAGAGGATCGTATCGCGGCGTTGCCGCTCGCTGCGCTCCTTGCGACATGAGATACCGTCTCATGGCGGCAGACAGCGCGTTCGGCACTGCTGAAACAGGGCCAAGCACCGTACCTGAGCTTGGCGTGCCAATTTGCGACGGTAGTTGTGAGACGCGAGGGAATCGACTGGCAAATTCTGCAATGTTTTGCAGGTCGCCAGTCATGTACCTGCCGCGTTGCAAGTCACTCGCAAGTTTAGTTGCGCTGACGTTGTTTGTGCCCTCGCGGATAGCATTTTCTATTGAGTGACTGATCGCCATGCGTTGGCGAGCAGCACGAAAATCATCAAGCATCTGCGTGGCATTTGGCAGACCGCTTGCAGTAATGCCCCGTTCAATTTGATCTTCCAATGCGTTTGCCACAGCTCTTTGCGCGCGCCCAATATCCGGTTCGTTACGCCTAAAACTAGCTGATGCATCATTACGAAGATCTTGGATGCGTCGTATTGCGTCCCCTGAGTCAAATTGCCCTACAAGATGAGTGTTAACAAGTTGCTGTACGGTATTTGGTACAGCAGCCGGAAAAGACGCAGCTTGGCCGGTAAACGCTTGCTCAATGTTGGCTAGATCATTTACGAATTGATTGTCTGTCGTGACGTTGCCAATACGGCGTATTGGATCATATCCTTGTCTGGCCGCAGTTTGACGAACTGCGGTCATTGCGTCCGACGTTAGCGGCGTGTCCTCTCCAACCCCCACCGCACGTCGCGCAAGTCTGTTAGTCGTTTCTTGATTGCGCACCGACATCATCTGCTCAAGCAGTGTCTTGCCGGCAATTCGTTCCGCAATGACAAACCGGCCTGAAAGCGGGTCGATGCTGCCTGGCGGCGCCATGTAACCTTCTGCGCGGGCACGTTCTAGCGCCATATCGCGCGGAAGGTTAGCCTGCTGTTGGGCTGTCAACGGCGACGGTGCCACTCTACGAACTTGCTCAAGCGCTGCTTGCGCCGGTACGGTGACCGCGCTCAAAGGGTTAGTGGCCGTAGCTGCCGTCTCAAGAGCGCCTGCTGCTTGCGCAAGCGGCGCTGCGACACGCGGTGCAGCTCGGCCCACAGCGCCTGCGGCTATTCGAGTTGCGCCCGCGCCTCCGGTCAACAGCGTGGATAGATCGCCAGCCGCGCCAACCGGGTCTTCGGCCAACGTTCGTTTTATGCCTTCTAGCGACCCGTAACGCTCCTTGTACATGCCGCCCACGGCGTTGGCGACATCCATAGCCCGTTGCGTGCTAGCGGGGTCAGCGTCGAACCGGTCAATAAAGTCTCTGACTGACGTAGGCACTGCGCTTCTAAGCGCGCCAGCGCCGATATCGCCAACAGTCTTGATGGTCTGCACAGGATTTGTGACAGCCTCATACAAGCCTGTTGCAAACTGTTTGGCGCTTGCAGGAAGATTGCGCATCGCTGCGGCGGGCACTTCAGCCGCCGTGTAGGTGCGACGCGGGCCAGGCAATGTCTCAATAGGGGGCGCCGTAGCGCCGCGCAAGTAGGCGTCTGGGTCAAACGCTGGCGCTTCGGCAGACGCCGGCGCGGTCTCTCGTAGATAAGCGTCCGGGTCAAATTTTGCCATGATTACTCCATCCTCAGCCGCTTAAGAATTTGCGCGGAGCGCGGGTCAGTTGGGTTGCTGCGAGCCCAATCCAAAGCCTGCTGATCGCGCGGAGGTAGCGTAGACGTGCGTTCGGGCGGCATCTCAATCTTGAACTCATCGCCCGCCTTGAAGCGGTCGACGTTGGCGTTATGCTTAGTGATGACGTTACGCGCAGAACGCTCATTAATGTCTAAGATGCGCCGCAGAGCGCGCTCATCCAATTTAATTTGACCGCCGGCCATTTGTGCCGCGTATTCGCGGTCCGCGTTTGACAAGCCAGTTCCTGCGCCAAACAGACTGATAAGCCGACCGACGTTGCCTGCCAAAGTAGCCGCATACGTTTGCGCATTAGCAGTAGCGTCTGAATTAAGATCAATACCAACTTGTTTAAGTGCTTGTCCAGCGCTCACCAAAAAGTCTGCCCCAAAACCGGTGACCATACCTTTGTTCAGTAAGTCGCGGCCAAGGTTGATGGTGTCCATCGTAGAGATGGCGTCTTCTGCTGCTTTATAGCCATCTTTTATAATCTCGCTCTGCGCGCCCCCTAGTTTCTTTTTTAGTTCCGATTCTTGCACCATGGTAATGGTCGGACGCTTAGACGCTTGGAAAGCCTCAAACGCCGTGCGCTCTTCTTCCGGCATTGCTTGCGCTGCGCGAAACTCGCGTATGCTGGCCGGCACCCGCTCTTGCCCTGCACGCTCTCGCGCCGCACGCGCCGAGATCATTGCCGCTTCGCCTCGTACGCCGGCGGCGCTAGCTTGCGCTTCTTGGGCAGCGGTCGTGCGTTCTTTGAGCGCCGCTTCCAGCCGATCTTTTTGCGACATGGTGGTGTCGAGAATTCGCTTGACGCGCGCCGGGTCGTACGTCGGCCCTAAAAATTGTACGTCGGCAGGCTTGAAGATACCCTGCTCTGACAATTTCTTAATCGCAAAATCAAACGAATCTTGATCCTTAGCCGCGCCGAGCACTCGACCCACGATATCTGCTTGGCTAAGTATTCCTTTGTATTCGGCTTCTTGGGCCTTACGGCGCGTTTCTTCCAACTGGGCTTCTGACTGCATGAGAGTGCGCGCCTCAGTCAAGAACCCGCCGCGTACCAAAGCAGGTGAGATTTCAGCCGCTTTAGCTTCCGGCCCAAACCCACCCAAAATTTTCTCAAACTCGCCTTTGCGCCGTTGCTCGCGCATGGCGTTCTGGATCTGCATCTCACCCATGCGCTGCTGCTGGAGGGCGTTCTGAATCTGCGCTACGCGACCTGATTGGGCTAGCGGATCGGGCAGTTGCAGCCCTTGCACTTGCAAAGCGATGTTTGGTTGAAGCGGCATAGCTATTCCTTACGGGAGGTACGACGACCGACGCAAAGCGTTTGCCAAGTCTTGATTAGCTGAATAGTTTAGGTATTGACCTAACGCCCCTGTCAAGGCATTTGTCATGCCCACTTGGCCAGCCGCTTGCGCCGCTCCGATGCTAGTTGTCAGGTTGCCGGCTGTGGTAGCGTAGTTGCCTGCGTTTGCCGCTTGGCCTGCTGCTGCCGCCTGACCCGACGCCATCAAACCAGCCAGCGGGTTTAGTCTATTGGCGCGCTCGGTCTGGAACCGGTTGAATGCGCTGCCGTACTCTTGCGAGCCCATCTCTTGACCGTAGCGCTGCAACGCCTTGCCGGTAGCGCCGGACAGCAGACCGCCCTTCGCGGCGCGGCTAGCCTCCAGCGCCTTCATACCTTCGCTCAACCGGAACGCATAGCCTGGGTCAGCCTGAAAGTCTGACATGCCAAACGGCCGCGCGAACTTGCCGTATTCGGCAGCCGCCGTGTTGCCCGACAGCCCAAGCAGGTTGAGGAGCTGATTCTGCGCCGTGATGCCCGCCGAGCGGTAAGGCTCTTGCAGCGCCTTCTGCTCGTTGAAGATGTCACGGGCAAGCTGACGCGCCTCACGGGCTGACTGCGCTTGGATGTTTGCAGCGTCCGTGGCCGCGCGGGAGCCCATAAAGGCGCTGGCCAGCAAAGACAACGGAACACCGTAATCTTTGGCAAGTTTGGCAAAATCACTGAGATTAAACCCAGCGTTTGTAATTGCTGCTGCGTCAGCAGCGCTAATAACAGAGCCAGTTACGGGGTCTAGCACATCGCCAGCGCCGCCGTAGCCTGACAGCGCGTTAGTGGCTGCCCCCGCCCCAGTTGCTGCACCAGCGGCGGCAGCACCTAGCCCGGTAGCGGCGTCAGCGCCGGTAATTACTCCGCCGGTTGCGGCGTTCAACACATCACCAGCGCCACCGTAGCCTGCAAGGGTACCGGCACCTGCTCCAGTAGCTAGCGCGTTAGACGACCCAAGCAATCCTGCGCTGGCGTCCGCAGCAGCAAGCTCTGCCGCAGTCAACGGCGTCGCTGCGCCCACTGTCCCCGCAGCCGCAGGAACGCCCGCCCCTACGCCAAGCGCGTTGTAGGACTGCCCTAGCGACGCATCAATCATGTTCGCTGGGAAGTCCATCAGGATGTTCGGTCCGCCCATCGTCGCCAGCGGCGAGGTAACGACCGGGAACGCGGTGGCGGTTTCAGCCGCAGTTTTTGCCAAGCCAATGTTTTGGTTTACAAACCCAAGTTCCATTGGGTTAGTAGCCATCGTCAATTGCACCGCAGCGTCGTACTGACCGCTTGCGATCAAAGAGTCAACAATCGGCGCGGTAGAAACGCCTGCGGTAGACGCAATATGCGCCGCAGATGCTATGTTACCTTCAGCGGCCAACTGCGACGCAAGCATCGCTGGGTCTATGCCAGAGGGCAGCGCGGCGCCTGTAGCAGCAGCAAGCTCGGCGGCTGCGGAAGCGTCCCCCATAACCGCAAGCGCCTCTGCACCGTGAGCCGCAACCAAGTCAGCGGCTGCCGCCTCGGACACCGCTTCCCCTGCCGCAGTAGCAAAACCTCCCGCTTGGTAATACATCCCCAGCGCGGCAGCAGCAACTTTAACTACGTCCGGGTGAACGCCAAGCGGTCGCGCAATTGCTGACGCTACGTCGTCAACTATCCCGCCAACAGTCGTAACAAAGCCTTTGGCAAAATCTTCTAAATCTTTAAAAAAGCTCATTACGATATCTCCCTGCCGCTAACTCGTAAGCTCATAGACGCTGCAAGACTGCCAAGCGTTGAGATGGAATCGCCCAAGGTCAGGATGTGGCCTGCAATCTCAGGAAATGTGTACGCTTCGCCAGGCTGTAGCGACTTGTTCTGCACGACCAGATTGCTGCTCGCCGCAGTCTGCCCTGCCGGTACGATGTTGACGCTGATCGTTCGGACCGCAGTGCTGTAGTTGATTGCGGTCATCTTGTCAATGATCGTAGCGGTGGTGGGCGCAGTGTACTGGGTTGTCTGCACCTGCTCAACTGCTTTGGATTCAACCAACGTCCTAGCGGTGATGGGCATGTCATAGCTCCGCGTTGGCGTCCCAATGGATTGAGTAGCCATTGCCTGCCGTAACTGCGGTAGAGCCGGTAACCGCAAACGCGCTGTCGCCAATGTTTGCCGTAGCCGCAGTTGGCGTGGTGGTGTTTAGCGACCAGTTAGCTGTAGCAGAATCCGGCGCGTAGGTGGTGATTGTCGGCGCTGCTCGCTTTGCCACGGCGAACGTAACGGATGTAGAAAATGCTTGGTTGACCACTTGCCCCGTGGCGTACGCCGCACCTAAAGTTACGCCGGTATTTTGGGCGGGAGCCGTAGCGTACGAAAATGATTTTTCGTAGTACCGCTGGCACATGCCAAGCTCTACACCAAACGGGCGGTGCTCAAACGGCGTAGGTGTGTTGCCAACTTCCAGTTGCACGCCTGTAATCGCAAAGATGTTGCCGATGGTGTCCAGCACGTTGACTTGCGAAGAGGTAGCTAACGCCCAGCCAGACTGCCAACTGCCCGCTACGCCTTGCCGGGTCGTGCCGCAATAGAGCGTCCAGCCTACAGTCAATCCACTACCGTTGGTCCAGTCCCAAGTCCCGGCGGTAATCAAACCGCCTATGATTGTGATCTCTTTATACTCCCACGTGTTTGCAACAGAGATGTTGTATTCCGCCACGTAGTAACGGTCAGCACTGGGGTAGTCGTTGTTATAAAACGCCACGCAATGCGTGCCAACTTTAGCCGACCGAGCCCAAAACGAAAGCGTGAAAGTTTTGCCGATAAGATCGCGCGCAGAATAGCCTTCAATTTTTTGAAGCAACGTCCAAAGTTCTGACGCGGTGACAGTGGGGTCAGCGGTAGCCACAGTACAACGGAGGCTGTACGGAAGCGTCGGCTCGCTGGCCGGGCCATCGGAAGATTGCGTAACGGTCACAACCGCTGAAGTCACCGCAATACGCGAATATCGGTCAAGCGTGTAATTAGCGCCGAACCCGGTGTTAACCGTAAACGAAGTGCCGCGTTGCGCTACTTCCATCGCACCGTTGATGATCTTGTTGCGCAGGCCCGCGAGCTGACCTCCGTTGTACGACTCGCCGACGATGGTGCCGCCCGTCACATTGCCGGTCAGGTTGCCAGTGACGTTGCCCGTCAGGTTGCCGGTGACGTCGCCCGTGATCGGGCCGGTGATGGTGACGCCGCTGATTGTGCCGCCCGTGATGGTGACAGCGCTGGCGTTCTGCGTCGACATCGTACCTGGCGCGGTGATGTTGTCGACGGTGTACTGCGTGACGTTGCCTGCGTTAGCAAGTACAAACTTATACGCCGAACCAGCCGTCAAGAAGATGTCAGCGCGGCCTGCGGAGTCAAGAATGATTGGGTTAGTGTTGGGCGTTGAGCCCGCCGCCGTCGTGTAGGTTGTCAGCGGCGTGGTGGTCCCGGCGATGTAGGTGTACAGCTTGCCAGCCGTCAACGGATTGCCGTTGCCGTCCAGAAATTGAAACTTGAATACTGGTGCAATGGTAGCCATACAAGCCTCAAAGATTGTTTGTCACGGTCAAGATGACCGAGGGGATGCCCGGAACCGGCGCCGAAGCTGCCGCAGCAAGTATTTGACAGCTTGTATCGTCGGTGGACCACATTATTTCAAAGTAGTCGCCAGCGTTAAATTCGTGAAGGTAATTCCACGCAGCCACAATTTCAGCGTTGTTACCTTGGATGCGGATTTGGGATGCCGAGTCGGGCACATTTACGCCGTTAACACGCAGCCAGATAAAAATAAACGCGGTGCCACCAGAGGTTTTATCGAGCTGCGCTGAAAACTCAATGTTGAAGATGCCTGGCCGATCAACATAGATGCGCGACGTCGGCGTGCCAATGGTCACACCTCGACTAAAGCCAACCGAGTTGAACGTCATGCCGTACGCGGTGTTGATCGATGCGGCGGTTTGTGTAGTGGTGTCGTAGAAATAGCCGTACCGCGTCGTTACAAGTTGAGGTGTCTGTGCCGCCGGGTCAACCTGCAAGTCTTCCAGCGTGAATTGATTCTGCCCCAGCCCCAAGAGCGTGAACGAGTTGTTGAAGAAGCGGTACCACTCGCGCTGCATCACGTTGTCCGGCCCTTCAATGACCGGCACACGCTGCGCGGGGATGCGCGTGATATTAGGCATTGGTGCCGCTCGCAAGCAACTCGGCGCCCATAATGGCGACGTTACCAAAGCCAGATCCGCTGACCTCATAAACGCGATCGCGCAGCTTGGTGGTCATGCCCAGCCGACGCCAAATAACGCGCTGGCCGGTCTGGCCTTCATAGCCCATCGACACGGTGTGGAGGTTGGACCACGTATGCCCGCCGTCGTCTGACCAGCGCAGACTGGCAAGCATTTCTGATGAAGCGCCAGTGGTGCTAGCCACGGCCACCGAAGACGTGCCCGCTTCGCAATCAAGTTGCAAGGTGTGCTGGGCTGTGCGCTTTAGCGTGTTCTCGCCCGACGGCAACGCCCGCCACGACCGCAGCCACACCTGACGGCGTGCGTTGGTGAACTCATTGTTGAAGTACGAGAAATCGTAGTAGCCAATCTCAGGCTCAGTGTCATGCCCTACGTATACGCGCGTACCAAGCGCCGCTATGCAAGTTGGCGTGTGACGGTTCAGCTCGCCGGTAGTGCTAGAGATATAGCCGCGCTGGTGCCACATGTTAGTGGCCGCATCGTAGACCCACGTGACGTTGGCAGTGGGGAACGTCAGCACATAAAACAAATGACCGTCTTGCTGGTAAGTGTAAGCGATAGCGTCCGAGATCGTCGAGTACGTCTGGATAGCGTACTCGATGGCGTGCGTCGAGATGCGCTGCGGCTGGTAGCCACGGGCGCGGTAGACCATGCCGTAGCCACGCGCGTCAGCCGACAGCCAGAAGACGCTGTTGTCCATCTTGGCGACCGAGTACGGCGCAGCGCACCCCGTCTCAAGAAACGCGCCTTGGATGGGGGCAAGCGGATAGTCTGGCTGGCCAGCGTCGTACCAGACCTCGGTCGAGTTGTTGCCGAAGATCCAGATTTCTTTGTGATCGACGATCAGTGACACCACGTTGTCGGGCGAGGCTTCTGCGCTTGCAAACGACAGCGGGTCGACGCTGGTACCATCAAACAGTTCCGTTACCCACACGCGCTGGCTGTTTGGCTCATTGAACACAAAATAGCCGTTGATGTAGCCTACGGTGACAGCGCCTGGAA